TTTTTTTTTAAATTGATTGGTGGGGTCTAGGGCAAAGCTGGCCCCGTCAGTGAGTACTCACATCTCAAAAAAGTGGGCACTCACTTCGCCGAAAAAGCATGGGTTTCCATCCATGCCTCTAGAATCGATTAAACGGGCCTACAGCGCGAAAACGCTAGCCATAGGGGCATGGTAGCAAAAATCCAGAATTGACGCGCCATGGGCCGTTTTAAGGGGTCCATGATGGAGTGCCCACGATAACGCATCGGCATCGACACGGGTTGACCTATGCGCAGTGGGCGCTCACTTCGCAAACACTCTCAAAAAAACCCGGAGCGATGTCCGGGTCATTGTGGGAAGGTTCGATCAGGGAAGCGAATCGAGCAGGGACCAAAAATCGCGCATTCGCTGCACTATGCGAGCCCCTTCATCATCCACTGGTTCGAAGTATCCATTCGCACATGAATACATTCCAACGAATCGAAACAGCCGTGGATTGTCGCGGGTATCGTTTAAAAATACACCTATTGCACCAATTTTCATTTTATGACCCCAAGTTTAAACGAATTTGAAACAATTCTGGATTGTCTGATATTTTCTTGACCGATATATCTTCAAAAAAACAATGGTTGAAATCAAGGGTTGCCTGTTGCTGCCGCATTGATTCAATAAACAATTCAATCCATGTCGGAGAATCTAGAATCATTCCGATATATGGTCTCGAATCCTCGCCCCCCCAGAATGTATCGGCATCGCTATAAACGAAGCATTTTCCATGAAAAGCGATCTCGTCAAAATCTCTAAGGTCTTCGGTATCTTCGGAAAAAACAGAATATTGCATTGTTGTGATTTTCATTTTTAACCCCTTGCAATTGGAATGACTCGGCGGGCTTTTGCATCGGTCACTCGGGCCCGCGTACCATGGGCCCGAAAGCCAACGACGATCCGTCTATCTGCACGCTGGCATAGGCCACACGTTGCGCACGTTACATTCTCACGGGTTTGGCCCGGGCACACCACGATAGGCAAGCCCCCGGGGGATTCGGATCGCTCCGGGGTATCCATGGGCACAATGCAAGTCATTGGAAGCCCACAATCCGCCAACTGATCAAGCTCACCAGCATCATCCGCTGAGAGGTTCACGGTAAACCCCCATTCGGTAGCATGGCGGGCCCATTCGATGGCCTGTAGGCTTTTCTTATGTGTGTAGGTGAACCCCCGTTTGCCAATATTGGCCTTCACAATTTGACCTAGTGCATATGCATCGACGGATTCGCCCGCTCCGGGTAGATCACCTGCGACATTCATGCGCCACAATTGTCCCTCGGGAAGGTTTTTAATTGATTCGCAAACCTCGGAAAGGTCACTGCCCCGAATCGGAACCTTATTCCATGCCATCGACGTGTAGTAGTCTTCGGCGTAGCAATCGGATCGATAATGTGGGCACGATGGCGGGCAGGTGCCCCTTTCGGAATATGTTACGGGAATTGGACCCGTTTTCGAATTTGACGACACTCTCACGAAATGAATTTTCGACATTTTAGAATCTCCAGTTGAAAATTAGAAAATCAAATTAATTGAAAAACAATTGTGGAATAATGCAAGCCCCATCCCGAGTTATATTCGATATTCGTATCTTCTTGTAATATTTTTACCCGTTTTGCCAAAATCAATTTGGTTAAGGCTTTTCGCTCGCGCATACCTGCTGTGATTTTCCCCCCTTTAGCACCTCTTCCGCGTACAGTATCCACATGGAAAATCCCGCCACGTTTTAATGCTTCATTAATCAATTGCTGTTCAGTTTTGCCCACAATATAATCTCCAGTTGAATATTAAAAACCCTGCACAATCAAGAAACCAAGAGCGAGCCCGAAAACTACGGCAAAAACGATATCACGCATGATTAACCTTTCGGAATGGATGCGATAACATCGACCAGCGTTTTTTTGCTTGGTTCGACGCACCATGATTGAATATACCGGCCCGAGAAACTGTTGCCAGACCATCGATCCGCTTGAAAATAATCGAACCCGTTTAAATGCTCATCGCAAGCTTTACGCACGGTCACAGCATTCGTGCCAAGATCGGCCGCGACGTCACTTATATAAAGGTATTTGGCACCCGTATAAATGAATCGCTCAATAATATAAGCTCTGATTGCTTCGTTTTTAGACATGATCCACCCCTTGCAACAATGACAGATCAAAGGCCCGGTCCGGGTTGCCCCCCTTGCTGGCAATGATCGCCCGTAGCCTGTGAACAACATCGACATCATGATCAGACAATGCGTGCCCATCCGTGATCATGTTTTCGAGCCCGCCGAGATCGAAGCATTCGGCACAGAGATCAATCATTTCATTGTCGCCACGGCCGGTCTGCCGCGTGCGCCGCGTGCAGAGACGGCAGGTGTAGACAGAGTGCCCCTTGGTAAAGCGATTAGCAGGTTTCATGTTAGATCATCCAGTAGTACGGAAAAGCCCGTCCCTCAAATGTAGGTGCACTAGGTCTAGTCTCAATTCCGTAGAAACCCTTAGATCACACCATGCCCTCGATCCCCCGATCACAGTGTGCTCACATGGGCTGTCGAGCCCCTTCGGCCAACCATTCCCGATGGTGCGAGGACCATGCCCCCACGATGGGCAACAAAGCCCCTTCCCGGTCCGATAATGATTTATATAAGGGGCAAGCATGGGCAAGCATACGCGCCGCTCAATTATCCCGTGAGCCCCTTTGCTGTGGTTGCAAAACCCGGGGTGTGATTCAATCCGCATCGGTCGTTGATCACGTTATCCCGTGGCGCACTATGGGCAGGGAATACTTTCGGACAATACCCCTTCAATCCCTTTGCGTACCGTGTCATTCAATTAAAACGGGTCTCGAATCGAAGGGAATATATCGAGCGTTTGGATATCGGGACTTCGGGCCGGATGACATCCCCCGATTGATTGAATCCGGGTTTTCGCTCGATTGACCGCAGCAGGCGCCCATCATTGGCGCCCATCAACGTACATCGACGCCGCATCGGGCCTACCATCGGCGCGCTATTGACCGCGGCCGCGAATAATTCCCTTATCAATCAAACACTTAGCGTTGATTCCAAGAATTGCCTTGCATTCCATTCTGATAATGACAATGCAAAAAAGTGAGCAAAATCAATAACTTGCGTGCGATTTTGAAACTAAAATGTCATGTGCGCGGTCGGGAGCAGGCGCGGGGTCAATTACAGAGGAGGGGTATACGAGGGGGACCGGTACGACTATACTGCCCCTCCACAAGACAAACCAAAGGGAATTCCCGATGACCACGCGCAAATTACCCCCTCCACGCCACATCATTGGCTATTTGAGGGACCCATCCACTTGGGACTCCAAGGCTTTTGAAACTGCGATTCGAGCAGAGGTTGAAAACTCGACAGGAACTCTGAGCGCGAGTGATGAAACCTTGATTGGAATGCTTTTGATGCAAATGGAAAGTTTGCTGTCTGCTCAAACTTTGATAAATGAGCAAGGGTCAATTACTGAATACAATTCGGGGCCTGCACAAAGTCCGTGGATCAAAACTCGCAATGATTCCACTGATAAGGTCATTAAGATTCTTGGTGAACTTGCATTGGTTGCCAAGGGTCGCCCGAAAAAACAAAACAAGCCAACAGAAGTAGATGAGTTATTCGCCACTGCTTGAGCCTGCATTCCAGTACGCCTCGGGAGTATGCCGGGGCGATATTGTGGCCTGTGAAGATGTCCGGCTGGCCTGCCAGAGGTTTCTGGACATGGCTGAGAAGAAGGACGCTCCGTATGAGTTTGTGCCTGCCAAGGCCGAGCACCCGCTCAAGTTCGTCAAGTTCTGCCGCCACGTCAAAGGACCGGATGCTGGAAAGCCGATCCTGCTGGAACCGTTTCAGATTCTGCTGATAGCGGGTATCTATGGGTTTCGAGATCGGAAAGATCAGTCAAAACGATGGGTGACTGACGTTATTTTGTTCGTACCTCGCAAGTCCGGCAAAACAACGATTGCCTCAATCATTGCGTTATATGAGCTTCAGTTTGGCGATGCTGGTTCCGAAGTCTTTACCCTAGCCACCAACCGAGATCAAGCCTCCATCTGCTTTGACTCCTCCAAGGCCATTACCGAGGCCATGGACGCCAATCTGGCCGCGAAGTTTCTGGTTTATCGGTCGGAGATCAAAAAGCAAGGCGATTCCACCTCGACATATCGGGCACTGTCTCGAGAAAACCGGAAGACCGGTGATGGCAAGAATCCGTCCTGCGCAATCATCGATGAGGCGGCTCAGATCACCGAGCGGTCATCTATTGAGGTCTTGCATTCTGGTATGGGCGCACGCAAGAACCCGCTGCGCCTTTATATGACCACGGCATCCTTTACCAAGGAAACCAAGTTCTACGAGGATCTGACGCACTTTAGAAGCGTTTTGAGGGGTGCCGCGGAAGACACAAACAAGTGGTTTGGCCTGCTGTACAGCATCGACCAAGGCGACAATTGGGCCGACCCCAAGACGTGGGGCAAGGCCAATCCCATGTTGGGCATTTCGGTGTCCACTGAGCACATTTCCCAAATGGCCGCGGAAGCTTCGGCTAAACCTGCCAGCCTTAACGAGTTTCTTTGCAAGCAGCTCAATATTTATGTGTCAGCCAACACCGCGTGGTTGGACCGCAAATATTGGGATGAGTCAATTGCTGAGATGGACTCTAGGGAGCCGGAAAGCACTTTTATTGCATTCGACCTCGCATATTCTAGAGATTTGAACGCGGTTTGTACGCTTCACCGCTACACGGAAGAAGACTTTTATGCCAAGTTTCAGTTCTTTTTGCCGGAAGACTCGCTCGAGTTAATCCCAAACCATTACAAGTCCACTTATTTGCAGGCAGTCAAAACGGGTATTCTCAAGCTGACGTCCGGTAATGTGACCGATACCAATGAAATTGAGCAATACATCCGTAAGGAATGCGAAAGGTATAAAGTCAAGGAAATAGGGTATGACCCCTACAACGCCACCAACCTAGTGGCTAATTTGTACGCCGATGGCCTGCCGGTCAAGAAGATTGGGCAGGGAATGGCGATGCTTTCCAGCCCTTCCAAGGCCACTGAGCAACTTATTATGAAGAAAGCCATCAAACACGATGGCAACCCGTTTGTGGGCTGGCAATTGGGCAATTGCGAGGTTTATACCGACGTTAACGGCAATATCAAGGTTCGCAAGAACGAAGCAGACCCTTCCGCAAAGGTGGATGGGATCATTACAATGATTATGGCCGTACACTGCCATTTGGACAACGTGTTTGTGTCTGACGCTTGGGGTTTCCGAAGTCTTGAGCTATAAAAGCGTAACGGCCTAGAGGTACGAACTCTAAGCCGCTACTTCCCAAGTCATCAATAAAAGGGATTGATGCCATGAGCGATGCAGAGTCTACACGGTTTTATGTATACATCCACCTAAAACCAAATGGAGAAGTGTTCTATGTCGGCAAAGGATGCGGCAAACGAGCATGGAGCCCATTGTCACGAAACAACCATTGGAATTCAATTGTTGCCAAGCATGGGGGCTTTAAGGTCACAATCATTCGATCTGGCTTGACAGAACAGCAGTCATTCAATGAAGAACAGCGGTTTATTCGATACTTTGCATCATTAGGCAAGCTCTGCAATCGCACGCTCGGCGGCTACGGCCAGACGGGGAATCCGGTAAATAAAGGGGTGCCAAAGACCGAAATCCACAAAAATAAGTTGAAACTGGCAAATATCGGCAAAAAACAGACGCAAAAGACCATCGACAAACGCAAAAAGACGATGGCAAAAAAGATTGAAGAAGGGTGGATTCCTGTATGGAAACGTGACGAATACAAAAAAGTAGGCGTCAAAAATGTTCAATTTAAAGGCTACTACAGTACGCCAATGGGAGTTTTTGAGACTGTTGCTAAAGCGGCGGCAGCCAACAATTGCAAAGAAAAAGCCATTCGTGTAAGATGTTTTGGCAATAAATGTGTGAAAAACGGCAAGTTGTACTTGTACAAGCCAAAAGACGGTTGGTCATTTATTCCAAGGAATAGCGATGAAATTGTTTGATATTTTCAAGAAAAAGTCTGATGACAACTCATCAAACACGCTATTTGGTCAAACTTCCTTGGGAAATAATATCATCTACCAAGGTGATTCCAAACGCGGAACAGTTAACACCCAAATCCTCTATGTCACTACCTCGACCGTCAATCAAGCGGGTCGAGTGCTGGATATTTCGACGCTAAGTCGTAATTCCACGGTGATGGCTTGTGTTTCTATTAAAGCTCGAGCATTGTCTCAATTGCCTGTTCGAGTTATGTGCAGGCTTGATGACGGTACTTATGTCGATGCGTCTACATCCGACAAAGTATCAAAGCACAATGCCACGAAGGCCAATCAAGTTCTTGGCCTGCTGCAAAACCCCAATGCGTTTCAGTCGCAATATGAGTTCTGGTATCAGTGGCTCATGTGGCATGACCTGACCGGCGAAACCTTCACGCTTTGGTATCGCAAGGATCAGACGAATCCGACACAGACGCCTATTGAGATGTACATCTTGGACTCGACCTTGATCGCGGTCCAATTGACGCCTACTCGTTATCCCCAATATCGCCTCTCGACACCATCCTACGGATTTTCCAAGGATCAGCCGTTGCAGGCCCACCAAGTCATGCACATCAAGGAAGCCCCTTGGCAGGGCTCCGCAGGCTTTAACCGCGGCATTCTGGCCGTTGAATTGGTCAGCCTAGACCAAGACATCGACCTGTACGCCAACTACATCATGCTGAACGGCGCAAAGCCCTCTGGGATGTTTGTGACCGATCAAGTCATCCCCGATGGAAAATACAAAGAAATTGCGGCCCGTTTAAAAGAGGCGTGGGCGTCAATGACAAATTCACGGCAGACTGATCCGTCCAAACCGGGCCAAGGGATGCTGCTGGATTCGGGCATGAAGTACGAGCGTCTTGAGATGCTGAATCTTCAAGATGCGGATGCGCGGGAGTTGAAGCTTCAGACAATGAAGCGGATTGCTGGTCTTTTTGGAGTCCCTCCGGCGATGATCGGAATTCAAGACCAAAAATACAACAATACTCAAACATTGCTGGATGAATTCTATAAATCCACGATGTTTCCAATTATCACTAATATCCAGCAAAAGCTAAAGCAAAGTCTTTTGGCCGGATATCCGTCATTGCATATTGAGTTTGATACTCGCAATTTCCTAAAAGGCGCTCCGCTGGACCAAGTTAATTATGTGTCTGCCGCGGTAGCTGCTGGCATAATGACGCCAAATGAGGCACGGGAATATCTTGGAATGCCATTTATTGAAGGCGGCGACGAATTAAAAGTTGACGCCAAAAAAGCAGAACCGACTCCCGGATCATCCCCACAAGACACGGGCGGTGGCGGCGGTAATCAAAAACGCAAAGCCAATATTGGTAAGACTTGACTTATGATCCAAACTGATAGAAGATATCTAGCAGCCTTGGCAAAAATGGTCAAGGCCAAAGCCCCTAAAATACAAGACATCGACCAATCGAAAATGGTAGGGGTAATCAATGAAACAAGTCCAGATCATCTGCGAAGCGAAACTCAACCTCGAAAAAGAGGCAGACCACGCAGAACCGACCGGAAAGATTGAGGCCCGAGTTACTACTTGGGGTGCTCGAGAAGGCGCAGACGGACGCAAATTTAATTATCAGCCCGAAGGATTTATGCAATGGGCTGAAGATTTCTCAAAGGCTGGGCGTCCTTTGCCCATGTTCGTTAATCATGAATCCAATGCGATTCCTGTTGGCGAATGGACATCGTTTGAATTTGATGATACCGGCATGACTGCTTGTGGCCGGATGTATGTCAATACAACCACCGGCTCCGACCTTTATCAAATTATGACCGAAAGCCCCAATATGTTTGGCGGCGTTTCGGTTGGTGCTTACGCTGACGAATATCAGTGGGTCAAAGAAGACGGCACTCCAATGACTGCCGGTTCAGATGATATGGAAGGATATTTCCAAATCACTAAAGGTGGTTTGCACGAAGTGTCCGTAGTCATGCACCCAAATAATCCTCAAGCAGAAGTCCAGAAGCTGGAATATTTCCGGCCTGATGGTTCTGCTGATCTCAAAGTTTTGGAGTCGGCGCTGCGGGATGCAGGGCTATCCAAACGGGATGCGGTCGCTGCCGCGTCCGTGTTCAAGACTGTCATTGCTGAGCGGGATGCAGAGCAAAAGGTTGAGAACGAAACGCCCGTACAGAGTGATTCTGCCGCGGAAGCGACCGAAGCTGAGATTCTTCAAGCTCTTGAAGAGCGCGAACTTCTCAAAATACTCAATGCCCGTTTGAAAGGCTAATCATGTCTCAAGTTATTCTGGAAAAGCTGGACGCCATCGAGCAGTCCACCATTGCCAAGGCTGAAGAAGCAGTCACCAAGGCTGCTGAAGTTGCCGAAGCTGTCAAGGCCGAAGTGAATGAAAAGATTGCTGCGCTGGAAGCCAAAGTGGCCTCCGTGCAAGCTCCCGAAATCATTCGTCCTATCGCCAAATCGGTTCGTCAAGACGTTAACCGTTCTGTTCGTGAGCAACTCGCTGCTTTCTACAAAGGCGGCAAGCAAATCGAAAAAGAACTGAAGATGTTTGCTGATGAGTCGGAATACATGGCTTATCTGAACGAAGCATCGCAGTTGACTGCTGGCGGTGACGGCAAGGGCGGTCGCACTGCATACGACCCCGTGTTCGTTGCTCTGCGTCTGTACAACCCGATGCGTGGCCTGTCGCGTACTGTCGCTACTGATGGCTCGTCCTATCAGTTCCGCGTCAAGACCGGCAACGCTGGCGCTCAGTGGGGCTATGGCATTCAAGACAACGGCACGCCGACAACTGAAAACACCAGCATTTGGCAATTGGTGCTGAAAGACATCAACGTGCAGTTCCCGATCCGTACTGCGGCTCTGGATGACATTGATGGTTTGGAAGCTAATGTCGTTGACGATATGCTGGCCGAGTTCAGCCAAGCTGAAGGCCAATCCATGATTTCCAACAACGACCAGACCGGCACGGGTTCTACCGTGACCACGGGTGGCGCTGATGGCTTGCGTGGTTTGGACCAGTACGGCGGCGCAAATTCGCCTTACGCTGGTGGCACGACTTCTACTGCTGCTTTCGGCACCTCTGGCACCTCGAGCACTTCCGGCCTGCACTCGCTGGCAACGTATGACCAGTTGACCACCAACGGTTTTGGATCGACGAACAACGTCACATTCCAAGATCTGGTGAACATGGTCTACGCGCTGCCGCAACAATACTGGACCCCCACTGCGAAGTGGATGATCAATCCAGTGATGTTGGCTGCGATCCGTGGTCTGAAAGACAACAACGGCACACCGATTTTTGAGCGTATGCACCCTGCTGCTGAGCCCGGAATCGTTGGTCAACTGTTGGGCTTCGATGTGGTGGTCAACAAATACGTTGATAACCCGACCTCTGCTGGTGGTTCTGCTGGTACTACGTCGCTGTATCCCCTGTGGTTCTGCGATTGGCAGCGTTATCACACAATCATCGACCGCTTGAACATGATCATGCGCCGCTACGACCAGACGTTGCCCGGCTATATCACGTTCTTCGGTGAGAAGCGTCTCGCCACCTCGGTGCGCGACCCCTTCTCTGGTGTGCGCTATCGCTCCACCGCAACTGGTGCTTGATGGGAGGGGCCTTGCGCCCCTTCTTTTCTGACCTTTAGCAGAGTATCAACATGACCACAATTCTCGAATCAATTAAGCAAGCTATTCACGAACACAAACGAGTCAACATTGACTTGCGTGAGGCTTCATCCATCACTGGCTCTGGTTCGGGAGTTGGTGGTAATGTTGTGTTCGACGATGCGTTCGCCGCACTGCGTTACGCAAACCCTTTCCGTCAAGCATCTCGGATCGTTCCTGCAATGGGCTCCGATATGCAATTCGTTGCCAAGACCGGTAACGCAACAAACCAAGCTGGTAATCCTTGGGGCTATACAGTAGTTCCTGACGCCGGATCCCCCGGTACAAATACAACAATTTGGCAACTCCCTGTTCGTGTTGTTGCGGCTCAACTGCCGATCCGCACCGCGGTGTTGTCAGACGTTAACAATCTTGATCCCGCAATCGTTGGCGACTTGATGCAAGAGTTCTCTCAGCTTGAGGGCGCATCAATGGCGATCAATAATGACCAAGCAGGAAGCACTACAACGACCACAGGCGCGACTTCTGGTCTGCGTGGTTTGGATATGTATGCCGATGCTTCTGCAAGCGCCTATGGCACTTCTGGCACGGCCATTACAAATGGTATCCACAGCATTGCCACGCAAACGGCAACCACGGCTGTAGCGTATACGGACATTACTGCTGCCGCGTCTAAATTGCCCGGTCAATATTGGAGTCTTCCGGGCACTGCGTGGCACATTAGTCCGGCCACGATTCAAGCCTTGCGCGATCTGACTGATTTGCAAGGTCTGCCGATCTTCTTGGAAGTGGGTGATGAAGATGGTGGAGCAGTGGGCCGTATCTTTGGCTGGCCCGTTATTCCAAACCCGTATCTATCAAGCACTTATCCAATCTACCTTGCCAATTGGCCTCAATTCTTGACGATTGGCGACCACACTGAGTTCTCGGTGCAGATGATGGAACAAACCAAACCCGGCTTCGTGACCATGTACGCCGAAAAGCGAGTGGTGAGTTCTGTTCGCAATCCGTTTGCTGGTGTTCGCGTGAAGGTCTGAAATGTCAACAAATGATTTGTTGAGCTTTGCGCCGGATCTTGCGGCTTCACGCAATCCGTTCAACTATCAAAAAGTTGAACAGATCAACCGTGACATTGCAACGCCGTGGCTGTCTCTTGATGAGATTTCTCAACAACTTAATTTAGTTGACGATGAAAGCCAAGACGTTTACCTAAAAAGCCTTGAGTTGGCAACGCGACAGGCTGTTGAAGACTATCTTGGGTTGTCTATTTTCCCGGCCACATATCGGGTGTATTACCAAGCTTCAACGCTTTGGGGCATCCCATTGTCGCTTGATCTTCCAGAGGTCTCGCAAAACTACAACACGACGTTGCCCGGTGTAACGGTTACGTCGGTGGGATACTGGAATGCTTCCACGCCATCGACGTTTGTGTTGCTGTCTCCAACAACGTATTACTACGACCCGTCTGGAAATAAGATCGTTTTGACCGAATTGCCTAGCAACATCAACTTCATGATGACGGCTCCGGTCATTGCTGTTTACAACACAGTGGCAAATCCTTTGTCCACTTACCCTGTAATTAAGCAAGCTGGACTGCTATTGTTGACGCATCTGTACAACAATCGCGCAAACACAACTGGACCGATCCAGCACAACATTCCATTTGGTTTTGATCAATTACTGAAACCTTACAAGCCATTGGTAATGTAAATGGTCGCTCGTTTTGAAAATATCACTGTTAACCAATTGACGTTTGGCAAAAGTGATTTTGGCGAACAGAGCACTACTATTTCTAAATGGTTTATTACTCGGGCTCGAGTATCTGCGGTTGCAAATACTGTCAAGATTGCAGACAAATATCGTCTATATAACGATTTGACATATTTCACGCTGAATTACACGCCCAATACAAAAGAAATAATTGATAACCAAAATTTATATTCAATTAAATGGAAAGGATTTGATTGGAGGATTGACAGTGCGCGGGAATCCGATGATCGGATGACCGTTTTGCTAATGTGTTACCGGCAAGATCCGACGACTGCGGTATGAGTCAGAACAATCCAGTTCTATATGGCAAGGCAATCCAATACCAACTGGAACAAATTGTCACGCCTGTGCCGGTCTATGCGTCGTTTAACCGCAATTTTTCCACTCAACCTAAATTCATCACTTGGCAGCTTCGCAACGTCCATCAACCCGTTTTTACGGGGCCAAGTCAAAACAACAAAGGAATTGACAGACCCATCTTCCAAATCTCGATATTCACTCAAGGCATCGAAGATGGTTTCACAATTTCAAATCAGATACTACAATCGCTACATGGCTACACTGGGCAATTTGGTGGGCCTACAGGCTTTTGGATTGCTAAAGCAGATGTATTTTGGCTATATAACTCGTATAACAATGACGAAAAAATGGCTGAAATATTTCTCGATTGCACACTTGACATCCCAACATAAGACAATTTTGTTCAACTTTTTCTGAGGGATAAAAATGAGCCTCCCAAATAAAGTTTTACCGGGTTTCAGTGCGGCGATGTACGCTCAGTCGGGGGCTTCTCCTACGGCGTTAACAGTTGCTCAATTGTCTACTTTGGCAAACGTCTCGGCAATTGCTGTCAGTGGTAACCAAATGTTGATCGAAGCAGTTCCTGCTTTTGGTCAAGATGATGCGGTTGCTTCTTTTGGCGTGGCCGGTTCTCGGCAATCCGACAAAATCCCGGTTCAGTCCGCGCCGACTTCCATGACCATTACTGCGGCATGGAATCCGTCTGACACAGTGATTCAGCAAATCCGTACCGATGCTTATTCTGGCATTACAGAGCGTACTTATGTGATTTCGGCCTCTGATGGCTCAAATATCGTTTATTACGCTTTTAATGGTCGTGTGGGTCAATTCCAGATTGACGCGCAGCCCGGAGCAGAAGCTAAAGCGACTTTCACGATTCATCCCCGTGGAAACCAATACGGCTGGTCTAACAACGCTTGAGGTGAAAAATGTCAGTTCCAAATAAAGTATTGCCGGGTTTTAGCGCATCGCTTTGGATGCAATCCGCGGCTACGCCTACGGCGCTCTCGACGGCCAATTTGTCGGTATGGGCATCTCAAGTCCAAACCATCGTTGGCACGGCTGCAAACGGCACTGGATCGGCTGGCGTGGCCGTTCCTGTGGAAGCGGTTCCTGCGTTTGGCCAAGATGACGCCGTGGCCTCCTTCGGGGTCGCTGGATCGCGTCAATCCGACAAGATCCCGGTGCAGTCCGCTCCAACCTCAATGACGATCACGGCTGCGTGGAATCCTTCGGATACCGCACTGCTTCAGATCCGTTCTGACGCCTATTCCGGGATTGTGGATCGCACATTTGTGGTGGCCGCGGTAGATGGGACAAACACCATCGCCTACGCTTTTAATGCGCGTGTGGGGCAGTTCCAAATCGATGCTCAACCCGGCGCTGAAGCCAAATGCGTGTTCACGATTCACCCCCGCGGTAATCAATACGGTTGGAGTAACAACTAATGAGCCTCCAAGAAATCATTGACGAATTGGTTGCCCTTCGGGGCGACCTTGACATGGCGGCGCGTGCTCAAGTAGTCGATCATGATGAACTCGAGGACGCTCTTGCTGAAGTTGAGCCTGATACCGCTGAAGCTGTTGTTTTGTCGGTCCTCGCCAAATATCACTAAACGATGACCACAATACAAAACAATAACGACCTGTTGCAATACCTAATAAGCCAAGCTGAGTCCCGCAAGGACTGGTTTGGCTTTTTGCAGCAAAGAATGACTGCGATTACTTTGGCTCATGAAATCGCCAAAATGCACGCAGACAAGATGACTCCCGCACAGGTAGTCCAGTACGCGATTGACCTCAATGAGGCAATCTTCCACAAAATAATCAACATGAAAAGACAATGAGCAAACTTGCTAGCGCATTCGGAGACTCTCTCCAACTCCGCACCAAGACATTTGAGCTTGGTGGGCACACTTTTAAGGTTCGCATCCCTCTGACCAAAGAGCTCGAGGAAATCTCTGCTCGATGCGAAACCATCAATGATGCCGCTTTCAAGGCCCGCTATGACAAAGCGGTGGCCGGATTTAAAGAATCCAAAGATGGCGTAGAAATCAAAAAAGACGATGTGATCGTAGATGGTCGCTCTACAAAAGAGCTTGTGCAATCGGCCATGAAGATGGAAAATCGCATTGTTGAATTTATCAAGCTCTTGATCCCCGAGGCGGGGAACCTTGACGATATTACATACGATGATGTCGAGGCTGAATGGCCGTTTGCCGTGCAGCTTGAGATTTTGTCGAAGATAAGTGAGGCAATCCAGCCCGGTTATAAGGAATCCCGAAAAAACTAGTTCGGGACATTCATCGTCAAGCAAGAGCGTACATATACGCGCATGGTGGATGTCCTGACTCCATTCCCGCCGATGAAATGCGCGACATTGAAATCCTTCTTAGTGATGGGTTCATAGGCAACAAGGCAATCCTTGTGGCCCTTTCGTCGCTGACTACGGGGAACCTTAACGCCAAGCTTAAACAAGGCGCTACGCCCTTCAAAATGAGGGATGTACTGCCAAGTACCCATGAGTACATTGTGCCGCCTCTGACGCCCGAAGAGCAGGCTGCGCAGGCCAATGAGCAGTTGTTGTCCTTTATCTCTCAAGCGCCCGGTGCGGGGAAATACTTCAATGGACTACACGCCAAACAATAGAGGTTTTCGAACCGAAGGGTTTGAAGAGCTTGACGCTCAATTAAAAGCTTTAGCTCAAGGAATGAGAGCGGATGCTGTAGCTCGAAACACCATGGCAAAGGCGGCTAAAGAGGCCATGGAAGTGGTTTATAACGAAGTAATTGCAAGGGCTCCGTATGACGAAAAGAACAATGGCCCAATTCATTTGAGAGATACCGTTCGATTGGATGCGAGAATCCCAACAGAAAAAGACAAGATGTCGTATTACGTTAATGACACAGATTCTGTAATTGCAGTTGTTTCAGTTAAAAAAAGTGCCGTGTCGTTGGCTCAAGAGTTTGGTAATGCAAGAACACCAATGCGCCCATTTTTAAGACCTGCTCTTGATTACAACGCTGAAGATGTTGTAACTTCTTTTGGTCAAAAACTTGGATCATTTATTCAAGATTACGCAGCAAAGTTAAATCGCCGGAGAAAGTAAATGGCTTCCAGTAATATTGCTCGACTTGGGGTTGTGCTGGCGTGCGATACAGCAGAATTTACCGCGTCTGTTAATAAAGCCATTGAAGAAAATAATAAGCTCAAAAGAGCGATTCAGCGTGATTCTGATGCCGCAGCAAAAGAAATCATTGCTCTTAAATATGCCATTGAAGATTACGGCAAAGAAGTCAGCAAAGTTACTTTAATTGAAAGAGAGATTGCTGCTGGACGTTATCAAAACGCTACGCCATTATTCAAGACGCAATTGCTTGAAATGGCAAAAGCATACGATCAAGTTGCCGTATCACAAAAGAAAGTTCAAGCCGGTCTTAGTGATCAACAAAAGCTTGCGCTGACTTATCAAACAACTGACTTTGTAACTCAGATCGTATCTGGTCAAAATGCAATGATTGCTTTGCTTCAGCAAGGCGGTCAATTAAAAGATCAATTAGGCGGCATTGGAAATACATTCAAGATTATTGGAGGGTTACTCACGCCAATTCGTCTTGCTATTGGTGGTCTTGTTACTGTATTTGGGACACTTGCTTATGCAGCATATGCTGGCCGTAAAGAGTTTGATCAATTGGTGGGAAGCCTTGCATTAACTGGTAAATATGCAGGAATTTCCACGGATGAATTTTACAAAATGTCTGAGAAGCTTGCTATCTCGACAAAACAAACTGTAGGAAATGCCAAAGAAGTATTGATGGCTGTTATTTCTTCTGGCAGTGTCGCAAAACAAGCGGTTGGCCCTGTTGCAGAAGCTGTCCTAACAATATCAAAACTTAGCGGTGAAACGGCAAAAGATGTCGCATCTAAATTAATTCCGGCATTTGATGGTACTGCGTCCAGTGCTAAAAGATTAAATGATCAATATAACTTTTTGACATTGGCTCAATACAAGCATATTGAGCAATTAGAAAGAGAAGGCAAATGGCAACAAAATGCAGCTGAAACTGCTGATTTGTTAAATGAAAGCAAAAAGAAATTAAGACGTGAATTTGGTCTTCTTGAGCAAATTTTTGATGCTGTTCAACAAAAAGCGTCAAAGATGTGGAATGCCATTTTAGGCATTGGCCGCCCTAGCAGTATTGCGGATCGCATAAAAGAAGTAGAAGATGAAATTGGCCGTATTACTGAAGGCGGCACAAAAGAACCCGGAAGCATTACATATTCTGCTGGCAGGCTAAAACAGCTTCGTGATTTGCTTCCTAAATTAAGAGAAGAATTAAAACGTCAAAATCAAGAAGAAGAAAACGCTGCCAAGGAAAAAGAAAAGATTCGGTTGAGGGCAGAGGCCGGAGGACTTGCTAAAGAACGTCAATTACAAAGAGACGCTCAAAAGCAAGAAATGCTTAATGATATTGAGCGCAAGAAAAAAGAAGCGACTGAAATCGGCAAAATTGAACTTGATGCTGAAGCAGAAATTCAATCTGCAAAGTTTGATCTTGCTAAAAAGAATGAAGAAGAGCGAGGAGTATTTGCAACTCTTAATGCTCAAAATTATCGTGAGCTTGTTGACAAAATCATGTTGGAATCTGACAAAAAGATTTCCGACGTTCGCAAGAAGCGTTATGCCGATGAATTAAAGGCATGGGAAGAATTGCGTGATGAAACTGCAAAAGATCGCGCTGCTGCTGATACTGCTTATGAAAATCAAATTAAAGCAATAAATGACAAAATTACTTTAGAGAATATTTCATTACAAAACGATCAAAAGAAACTTGAGCTTCAACAACAAGGTCTCTTTATGAGTGAAAAAGAGCAAAAGTTGATGATGCTTGATCTTGAGCTTGCGCAACAAATTGCAGAAATTAAACGCACGCTTCCAGATAATGCTGATCGAGATAATGTAATCAAACGATTAACTGACCAAAATGAATTGAAAAAAGGATTGGTCAATGTAACTGACGCTTTCCAAAAGATGAAAGAAATGTCAGATAGCGTTTGGAATAATATGTCTAATGCGCTAGAAAACTTTGTGCGTACTGGCAAATTGTCATTTAAAGATTTGGCTCGAAGCATTATTCAAGATTTGATCTTGATTCAGCTGAAGGCACAAATGCTTTCTATATTTAGATTTATTGGTGGCGCATTCTTTGGAACTCCGGGGGCCGGTGGTGTAGATTATTCATTGCCAACCACTGGCGTCAAATTTGGAGGCCCTAAAGCCGCTGGAGGATCAGTATCTTCTAGCCAAGCTTATTTGGTTGGCGAACAAGGACCAGAATTATTCATGCCACGATCAGCGGGGACAATTGTTCCAAATAGCCAACTTGGAATGGGCACCACAAACGTAACCAATAACTACATCAACGCAATCGACGTCAAGAGCTTTGAGCAAAGATTGTTGAGTTCATCCAATGCAGTATGGGCTGCAAACGCTTACGCCCAAAAGAGTCTGGCCGTAGGCCGTGGGAGGTCTTAAATGTCATTCCAAACGATTGTTGACATTCAGCAGAGCATGACGGTCAACACCCGTCGCGTGGTGGGTGAGCAGGTAACTCGGGGCGGTCAAGTTCGCACGGCAGGCTATCTAAACGCCGTGCCTTGGGTGTTCACCATCACGCCTCATGCGTTTCTGTATTACCCGCAAGTGCGAGATGTGATCCAAAGCATCGACAACTCGGATCGAGAGTACGCCCAAAACATCACGTTCTCAAGTTCAAATCTGTCATGGTTTACTGAGTACAAAGGTGGTTTGTCTGGGGCGCAAGCTGCGGCTTTAACGCTTGCATCTGTACCGGCCACCAACTCTCAAACGCTCACAATCGGCAACCTGCCTAGCGTGGCATCGTCCACAGTGGTGTTCGCTGCTGGCGATTTTCTCCAGCTTGGGTCATACGTCTACAAGGTCACTGCGGCTGTTTTAAGAGGTTCTGGAAGCACTGTGTCAGTAGGCATCCACCGACCTGTTATTGGTACGCCTAGCGTAGGGACTCTGACGGCTGTGGGATCAGCTGTGTACTTTCCTGTTTATGCGGAGCAGTGCCCCACCTACACGCTAAACCCAATGACGAACGGCGCGTTTGTTCAATGGGATGGTCCGTTTGTGTTTAGGGAGAATGTCGCACCATGACCACCACAATAGCGGCACTCTCCAGTGCCAATATCAGACACGCTGAGTTCATTAGGCTTATTGTAGGCACAACGTCGCCAACGACTTATACATTCTGCAATGCAGCAGGGCCTGTGACGGTCAGCGGGATCACGTTCTCCGGCCTTGGGTCGCTGCTGTCTCTTGGTGATGTGCAGCAGGACATTAAAGCATCGTCGGATGATCTGATGATTGCTTTGGTTGGCATTGACCCAGCCAATGTGTCATTGATTCTCAGCGCGGACATTAAAGGAAGCTCTGTTGAGGTTTGGCGCGGCTTCCTAGACACAGACAATCAGATCATCACAAGCCCAACAACGCAGTTCTTTAAGCGTTACACCGGCATCATTAACAACGTATCAATCACCGAAGATTGGAATGATCAGCTTCGTTCTCGAGTAGCGACTTGCTCAATCTCGTGCTGCTCAATGCGTAAGGTACTAGAAAGCCGAGTTGCTGGAATGCGAACCAATCAAAAGAGTTGGCAGTTTGTATACCCAAGCGATACATCTATGAACCGAGTCAGTTTGATCTCTAATCAATTCTTTGATTTCGGCTCACCTCCTTCTGGCGGCTCTGTATCAAACGGAACCAATGGCGGCCAATGGAAAGACACTGGTGGGTTGGATGTAAACCCATGAGAGAGGCAAACAAGTTTGACATTCCGGCGCTGATAGAAATGATGCGCTGCTATGCCAAAGAATCGCCAATCAAAGCTCTGCATAACAGTGATGATGAAGCCCATGTCAATAACATCTTTCTCACGCTCATTTTGGGCCGTGGATTTGTTTTGATTGAAGAAGGCAAAGGAATGCTGGCCGCAATCATTACGCCTAATTTTTGGAATCCCAAAGTCTTAGAGATCAAAGAATTGGCGTGGTGGGTTCATCCGGATCACAGAAATGGAATGGTTGGTGGTCGATTGTTTGTGGCCTTTAACAAAAAAGCACAAGAGCTTATTGAGGCAGGAAGAGCGCACATTGTGACGGCCTCGCTGATGGGCGATATCAACATTGAAAAGCAAGGCTTCCGCAAAATCGACAGCACATTTGTCAAGGAATAAAAATGCCAGCAACCCTTATTCTTGAGGCTTTAGGCTATGCAGCAGCAGGTACTGCGGCGGCAACAGCTGCTGGTGTCACTGTTCTTTCAACGGCAGCGTATGCAGCGGCGGCTTTTGCCATTAACTTTGCGGCTTCGTATGTCATCACTCGCATCTTTGGAAGCCAACCTCCGGGCCAGACTGATCCCGGTGTGCGACAGCAAATCCCACCTAACTCAACCAACAGTCTTCCGGTGGTCTATGGAGATGCGTGGCTTGGCGGCACGTTTGTCGATGCGGTTCTCTCGACTGATCAAAAGACGATGTATTACGTTTTGGCGATCAGCAACATTTCTACATCTGGTCAATTTAGTTTTAACCAATCACAGTTCTATTACGGTGACCGTCTGGTTACTTTTGATGGCACCGACACAACCAAAGTTGTCTCGCTGACGGATGGTTCTGGAAACGTCGATACCAAGATCAGCGGCAATCTGTACATCAATCTTTATACGTCCACTGCTGCTGGCGTCATTACCTCAATCAACGGATCGGCCCCCAATGTGGTCATGGGAGGCTCAGACATTGATTCCACGCTTCGCTGGCCTGCTTCTGGTCGGCAAATGAATGGTTTGGCGTTCGCCATCGTCAAGCTGATCTACAACCGCGATGCAGGGACCACAAGCCTTCAGCCCATCACATTCAAATGCTCTCATTATCTAAATGGCACAGGAGTCGCAAAACCCGGTGATGTGCTCTATGATTATTTGACTAACACGGTGTATGGTGGCGCGGTTCCGTCAGCAAACGTCAACTCCACACAATGCACGGCACTCAATACTTATTCTGATGAAACCATCACTTACACGCCCTCCGGCGGTGGATCGGCTACGCAAGCGCGATACAGAATTAATGGAGTGCTTAATACCGGCGAGACTGTTCTTAATAATATAGACAAGATTCTGACGGCTTGTGATTCTTGGCTGGCCTACCAAGCGGCCACGGGCCAATGGTCACCAGTGATCAATAAGGCTGAATCCAGTTCGTTTGCGTTTGACGATAGCAACATCATTGGCGAGATTCGCGTTTCGGTGACTGACCTCTCAGTCTCCATCAATCAGATTGAGGTTTCGTTTCCGTTCAAGTCCAACAAAGATCAGCCTGAGTTTGTTTATCTTCAGACGCCTTCTGGACTGCTGTATCCAAACGAGCCGATCAACAAGTACACAACCACCTTTGATCTGGTCAACGATTCGGTGCAGGCCACTTATCTGGCAAACCGAATTCTTGAGCAAGCTCGAGAAGACTTGATTGTCAGCTTCACAACTGCATATCCCGGCATCCAAGTCAATGCGGGGGATGTCATCAGCGTGACCAATTCAGCTTATGGTTGGTCATCTAAGCTGTTCCGAGTGGTTAAGGTGCAAGAAAGTTCGACACCGGACGGCAACCTTGGCGCAAGAATTGAATGTACAGAATACAACGCTGGCGTCTATGATGACTCAAGCATCACGCAATTTGCTCCAGCGCCAAATTCTTCGCTGCCAAGTCCATATTACTTTCCCACACTGGCTGCGCCAACCGTCACAGATCAAGCGCCAACAGCCACAATTCCAACTTTTGCTGTCACAGTCACGATCCCGTCAACGGGCCGCGTAACCGCATTTTCGTTGTTTTACACAACGTCAGCCACGCCATCGGCAAGCGATTGGAAATTGTGGGCAACGCAGACAGCTTCAAACTCGCAAGCATTTACGCCCGGAAGCACATTCAAATTTGTAGACATTTCACTGCCTGCCGCAACGTATTATTTTGCGTTTCAGTGCTCCAACGAGCAAGCCAATTCGTTGCTGTCCACTGTCAGTTCTGCATTAGTTTGGAACCCCACAGGCATGGTTGGGCCGACGGGTCCAACAGGCTCCAGCATTACTGGTCCAACCGGCGCTACAGGAAGCACTGGACCAACTGGAGTCACGGGTCCAACCGGGGTCACGGGTCCAACTGGAATTACAGGGCCAACCGGAATTACAGGACCCACCGGAACTGGCACGGATGGCAATTCATCAAGAATTTGCTATTCCAAAACAACATTGAGTTCATTAAGCCCAACGCCAACCACAATTACAACATCTGGATCAGCGTCGTTTCCTCCCAACGATTCATGGGGGACGGGTACGGTATGGGGTGCCACGCCTCCCTCGATTGTTGCTGGTGAATCGGTCTATCAATCGGATGGCATTTATTCGCCAAGCACAGGCAACACCGTCTGGAATGTGCCATATTTGTCCACGTTAAAGGTGGGCCAACTCTCTGCGATTTCAGCCGACCTTGGCACCATTACAGCCGGAACAATTACAGTTGATTCGGCTGGATTTGTTCGTGGTGGACAAACTGCTTATGACACTGGTGTTGGCTTTTTCTTGGGATATTCTGGCAGCACTTATAAATTAAGTATTGGAGATGCCGCAGGAAATAAATTATTGTGGGACGGAACCAATTTATTTATAAACATTAACCAAGCAAATTTGACAGTTGCCGGAGTTATACAAAATCAAAATATATTTACGTCAGCTTACGCACCTAGTGGCACGGCTACGGCAGGGCTGCAATTTAGAACGGATGGGACTGTTTATAAAAAGGTTAATAGTGGCGCATATTCAGCATATAAATCGTGGTTTAGTCCAACCACAACCAATATTGGAAATTCATATTGGATTAAAGTGTCATTGATGTTAGGGGTAACCCCTACAACCGGCACATTGGACACTTGGCTTCAACTGTCATCCAATCAATCTTGGAGCCTATCATTGAGCACGGTTGGCACGGCTGAAAGCCAGTTGTCCTATGACATTAGTACATCATCAACCGGCAGTCCAATTGTCGGCTCTGGCGTGTTAATGTTAATTGTTGAAAATGGCACTTGATACATTTATGCGTTAGTTGTACATTATTGATAAGACAAGACAGGTCATCCCGCTTCCGGCAAGATTGTAGGAAGCGTCACAACCCGAGGTAGGGGAATCATGGCAGTCTTTAATAAAAACACGCTGAACCAGACGTTCGGTTTTGATAACCAAATTCTTGCTGGCGAGCTTGTCTGGCAGCAAAAGCAATACTGGAACATCACGCTCGGCACCGACATTACCGGCGTGGACATTACCGCTCAAATTGTGCGGCGCAACATCAGCAATGTCACAGACACTCGTAACGGTCTGACGTTTGACATTGGAAATTACACGCCGACGCCAACTCCAATTTCGCTAAATATCACCAATCGCATTGATGCCACTGGCGTTTTTACCGTGGTCATTGATGACAGTGTTTGGGGATTGATTGCTGCTGATCCAGAGCTGGACATTAATGCTCAAGATTGCGTAGCGTTTTCTGGGCGCATCAAGATTTCGTTCCCTGCAACCGGGACAACTCCAGCCTACGATTCAATCATCTTTTTGCTGTTCTTGGTCCGTTCTGACGGAGTGATCAACGTATGACCAACATTATCGTTCAGACGGGCAATGACATTACCGCAATCGTTGACCGCGGGGTAATTGGTCCTACTGGCCCCATCGGTACGGTCGGTCCCACCGGGGCTGCTGGTGACATTTATTCAAGCACAAGCACGGATAGCTTGACGATTGCCCTTGGCACTCAAAGTCTAACAACCGGCACTGGACTTGCCTACAGCGCGGCTCAATCAATCATCATTGCGCATGATTCATTGAACTATATGTCCGGTTTGGTTACCTCGTACAACGCAAGTACAGGGGCCATGGTTGTTAACATTGACACCATTGTTGGCTCTGGTGTTTATTCAGCATGGGACGTTAATCTTGCTGGCGCTCCCGGTCCTCAAGGTGATGTAGGTCCTACGGGTCCTACTGGCCCCACTGGCGCGGCATCTACCGTAGCGGGTCCTACGGGTCCAACAGGAAATACGGGTCCCACAGGCCCCACCGGAGCCACCGGCGCTGCCTCAACTGTTGCTGGACCCACAGGTCCAACTGGATCTGTTGGTGCCACAGGTCCTACCGGTGCTGCCTCGAGCGTTGCTGGTCCCACTGGTCCGACCGGTTCTGCTGGTTTGACTGGACCTACTGGAGCGGCGGGTCCCACAGGCGCGGCATCTACGGTTGCAGGCCCCACTGGCCCGCAAGGTAATGCAGGCCCGACCGGTCCGACTGGAGCGGCTTCAAGTATTGCGGGGCCAACAGGTCCTACTGGCGCATCTGGCGCTACTGGAAATACTGGACCTACAGGACCAACGGGGGCGGATTCAACCGTGGCTGGCCCCACTGGCCCCACTGGCTCTACAGGCGCTACTGGTCCTACGGGAGCCGCTTCAACTGTTGCCGGTCCTACCGGCCCCGCGGGAACGTCCGGTCCTACTGGTCCTACCGGAGCGGCGTCAACGGTTGCAGGCCCTACGGGTCCCACGGGCGCGGCGGGCACAAGTGGAACCACAGGCCCTACTGGAGCATCTGGTCCTACGGGTCCCACAGGCGCAAGCGGAACAAGCGGAACAACTGGCCCCACTGGCCCGACAGGTTCGGCGGGTAGTGCTGGCACAACAGGTCCCACTGGCCCGACAGGATCTAACGGAACTAATGGCCCTACCGGCCCTACTGGCGATGCCGGGACTGCTGGACCTACGGGTCCGACGGGCGCTCCCGGGACTCCCGGAGGCCCTACCGGCCCAACTGGACCGACAGGTGCTGCCGGGTCTTCTGGAGTAAATGGACCTACTGGACCTACCGGGGCAAATGGTGTTAATGGACCTACGGGTCCTACGGGCGCTGGTGGCACGTTGGGTTATTGGGGCTCGTTCTGGGATACAACAACTCAAACTGCGACAGCGGCAAATACTGCGTATGCAATTACGTTGAATAGTGCAGACGCTGGCAATAGTGGAGTCAGTGTTGTTTCTGGTAGCCGAGTTACTTTTGCTAATGCAGGAACGTACAGTCTGACGTTCTCAATTCAGTTCGCAAACAGCGATACCCAAGTCCACGACGTTAATGTCTGGTTGCGCAAAAACGATACTGGAAGCACCGGCGACATTGCCAATAGTGATACCAAACTGAGCATCAATTCAAGTCATGGCGGCACATCCGGCTATGGCTTGATGACTGTCAACTTTGTATCGCAAGTCGCAGCCAGTGATTACATTGAATTGATTTGGGCGACCACAAGCACTCAAGTCACGATTGAATCTGATCCTGCGGGTACGTCTCCAGTAAGCCCCGCAGTTCCCGGCGTGATTTTCACTGCAACGCAAGTGATGTACACGCAAGCGGGTCCTACCGGCGCTGCTGGCCCCACTGGCCCAACAGGAACATCCGGTACAGCGGGAGTCACCGGTCCGACAGGTCCCACTGGTGCGCAAGGAACCGCTGGAATTACCGGTCCTACCGGTCCTACTGGCTCGGCAGGTGCAAACGGCTCAACCGGTCCTACGGGTCCTACCGGCGCTGCCGGAACTAATGGATCCACCGGACCTACTGGGCCTACCGGCACCGCTGGAAGTGCTGGCGCCACCGGGCCTACAGGCCCCACGGGGCCAACTGGAGATGTTGGCACTGCTGGCGCTACCGGCCCCACGGGTCCAACAGGCGCAGCAGGAACTAATGGCATAACTGGACCAACCGGCCCTACGGGTGCAGCCGGAACAGCTGGAACTGTCGGTCCTACCGGACCCACGGGCGCTTCGGGAAGCGCTGGCACAACCGGTCCTACTGGTCCCACAGGTGCTGCTGGTTCTGCTGGGTCAACGGGTCCTACCGGCCCTACGGGCGCAACAGGAACCAATGGATCAATAGGCCCTACTGGACCGACTGGGGCATTTGGTGGCCCCACAGGTCCTACAGGCACTTCGGGCTCTGCTGGCCCGACTGGACCCACAGGTCCCGCTGGATCTGGAGGCGGCAGCGGCATTTCTTGGCAAGCTGTTCAAACGTCCAATTTCACGGCATCTGTTGGAAATGGATATTTGTGCAATACATCCTCATCCGCAATAACTGTTACATTGCCAGCGTCTCCTAGTCTTGGAGACATGATCACTTTTACTGATTTTGCTGGAACATGGAATACAAATTATTTGACGTTAAATGGAAACGGCAACAACATTAATGGGTCCACGTTCCCAGTTCCATTTACAACTCAAAATGGTTCCATAGAACTTGTATATACAGGAGCTGCGCAAGGGTGGAAAGCCTATGCTGCATTTATTATTAACAGTTTAAGTGTAACGATTCCTGTTGAATATCTTGTCATTGCAGGCGGCGGCGGTGGTGGTTCTCGTCACGCTGGTGCTGGCGGCGCTGGTGGCTATCTAACAAGCTCTGTTTCGTTATTCAATGCAGTAACGTATTCATTGACAATTGGTAGCGGTGGTGCCGGTTTCGATGGCATGAGCACTGGATATGGTGCTGGTGGAGTCGGTTCTATTGGTAGCAATTCCACATTTGTTGGCTCCGCGGTCAACGTGGTTTGCTATGGCGGTGGCGGTGGCGGTTGGGCCAGTGCGCCTGCTTCAAGCGGCGGCTCTGGCGGTGGCGGTGGCGGTTATAACGCGACTGCCGCTGGTGCTGGGGTGGCTGGGCAAGGTTATGCGGGTGGTGCTGGTACTGGCGCATATTCTGGCGCTGGCGGTGGCGGTGCTGGCGCAGTGGGTCAGTCTGCTGGCGCTGGCGGCGGTACTGGTGGCGCTGGCGCAACTTCTTCAATCACCGGCACATCTGTCACCAGAGCTGGCGGTGGTGGCGGCGGTGGTTATGGAGGTCAACCTGTTGGTGTTGGCGGCGCGGGTGGCGGCGGTACTGGCTCGACAGAAAATACGCTTGCTGGGAGCGGAACCGTAAATACCGGTAGCGGTGGCGGCGGCGCTGGCGGCGGTGGTGGTGGCAATGGTACTGGCGGCAACGGTGGTTCTGGTGTGATCATCATTGCTTATAGCAATATCTATCCAAATATCACGACCATTGGAGCCGGATTGACATACACCTTAGACACAACAAGTCGAGCCGGTTATAAGGTGTACACCTTCACTGCCGGTACTGGCACCATTTCTTGGTGAGGCAAATAAATGGCAAATTACGCTGTTCTTGACAAAAATAATGTTGTCATTCAAGTTATCACTGGGAAAGATGAAAATGAAGGCCCTTATGATTGGGAGGTGTTTTACAGTGCTGAGTTAAGACTGACTGTAAAACGAACGTCCTACAATACTAAAAATGGTGCGCATTTGAATGGCGGAATCCCATTTAGAAAAAATTTTGCCGGGATTGGTTATAAATATGACGTTCAATTAGACGCTTTTATACCTCCACAACCATTTGAGAGTTGGACCTTTGATGAACAAACTTGCCAATGGGTTTGCCCTGTAGCGTATCCGAATGATGGTCAATCGCACGTTTGGAATGAAGACCAGCAAACTTGGGTGTAGGCATGGAAACGCAGGCCGTGATCAACATCATTCTTGGTGCTGCATTGGCGGCGCTGGGCTGGTTCGCTCGTGAATTGTGGGATGCTGTTAAAGAACTAAAGGTCGATTTAGGCAAGCTCAAAGAGGATTTGCCACGTTTTTATGTTGCAAAAGAAGATTACCGGCGAGATATTGACGAGTTAAAAGATATCTGCCGACAAATCTTTGCCAAGCTTGACCACAAGGTGGACAAGTAATGGAACAGTCAGCCAAAGAAGTCGCCGGGAAATCCATTGGCAGATTTGGTCTGTTCTATATAACGCTGATTGTTTGTATCGGCGTAGGCTCGTCATACTTTCTTTCAGAAGCCGCTATTACCGCAGTGATGACCATGATTGGCGGCGCGTTAGTAGCCATCATCAACATGATGAACGGCATCGCGGGGACTGCTGAAAAGCAAGAAAAGCCCGAGTTTGCTGTAATGCACAATTTAATTGAGCGTCTTGACAAGCCAGAGCAACCAATGAGTGTTGTTATTGAAGGCGGCAAGGTCACTGTCTCCAAAGGAAGTGACAGGGTGGAAACGAGTGCGTCATGATCGACCCAATAAGTGCTTTTGCTGCTGTTCAGTCTGCTGTTGCGCTGATTAAGAAAGCAAAGGCAACGGTTGATGACGTTCGCTCTCTTGGGCCATTGGTTGGCAAGTTTTTTGAGGCCAAATACGAAACTGCCAAGGCGGTAGCGCAGGCCAAGAAAAAAGGCGGCTCCAGCATGGCGCAGGCCGTGCAAATAGAAATGGAGTTGATGCAGCAGGAGCAGTTTGAGGCCGAACTAAAAAACCTGTTCATCTACAGCGGCAACGCTGATGTGTGGTCAAAGATTGAGGCTCGGGTGGCAGAAGCACACCGGGCAGAGATAGAAGAGGCCCGCGCTGAGAAAGATCGGGAAGCTCGCAGGAAGAAAGAGGCCAAGGAAATCGCTGACATTCTGACGGTCATCTTTATCGTCGGCGCAGTGATGTTTGTAATCTTGAGCCTTGTTTGGCAGGCGGTACGGTAATGTTGACTCTACTTTCAACGCTGATTTCGTTTCTTATGTCTGGGACGCCAAAATTCTTGGAGTTCTTCCAGAATCGCGCAGACAAAAAGCACGAGCTTGATCTTGCCAAGATGCAGATTGAGCGCGAGCTTGAAATGCGTAAAGCTGGGTTTGAGGCGCAAGCGCGAGTGGAGGAAATCCACACTCAGCAAATAGAGATGCAGACCTCTACTGCGGTCACTCAATCCAAAATCGCAGCGCAGCAAGCCGAGATGGAAGCCATCTACAAGCACGACGAAGAGATTGGCAAGGGCGCTGCTCAGTGGGTTACTAACCTACGCGCTGCCACGCGCTCCGTCCTGACGCTTGGGTTCTTTTTCCTGCTGGTGCTGATCGACATTTTGATTTTCGTTCACGGCTACACCACCGGAGCCAGCTTCAAGGACTTGGCCGAGATGCTGTGGGATGAAGATACGCGGATCATGTTTGCTGCCATCATCACATTTCATTTTGGCGGCAGAGCTTTCGGTAAATGAACGTCAGTCCATTAGCGATTGACATGATCAAGCACCATGAAGGTGTGCGAAACAAGCCATACCGTTGCCCAGCAAAACTATGGACGATTGGAGTCGGTCATGTTCTTTACCCGGATCAAGCAAAACTTCCAATTGATCAAAGAGATCGGGTGCAATTGGGTGACGGTGACAACCGGATTTTTTCAGCGCAGGAAATAGATGCAATTCTCAGACACGATCTTGACCGCTTTGAGCGCGGTGTTGAGCGATTCTGCCCTGTTCCACTTACGCAAGGGCAATTTGATGCTCTTGTCAGCTTTAGCTTTAATGTTGGTTTGGGAACGCTTCAGCGTAGCACCCTCCGTCAAAAGATTCTGCGCGGAGATATGGAAGGCGCTGCGGAAGAATTCCTAAAATACTGCATGGCCGGTGGTAAGATTCTTAAGGGCTTGCAAAATCGACGAAAGGATGAGCGAGCTTTGTTTATAGGATAAGACATGAAAATAGCAGTCAACGCAATCTCTAAAAACGAAGAGCAATTTGTTCAACGCTTCTGTGATTCAGCAAAAGACGCTGATTTAATCCTGATAGCGGACACTGGAAGCACTGATGGAACCGTCCAGAAGGCCCTAGAATGCGGCGCTACGGTTCGAGATATATGCGTGACGCCTTGGCGCTTTGATGATGCTAGAAACGCTGCCCTAGCCCTTCTTCCACGAGATATTGATGTTGTCATCAGTCTTGATCTGGACGAAGTTTTAGAACCCGGCTGGCGGGAAGAGATTGAGCGTGTTTGGACTGCTGATACCACTCGACTGCGCTACAAGTTTGATTGGGGCCATAACATTCTGTTTTATTACGAGAAGATTCACGCTCGGCACGGATACCGTTGGCACCACCCGGTCCATGAGTACCCGGTTCCAGATGGCCGCATTAAAGAGGTTTACGCAATCACCGATAAGCTCTTGGTCAGTCATCATCCTGACCCCACAAAGTCTCGCGGTCAGTACATGGACCTGCTTCGCATGGCTGTCAAAGAAGACCCACGCTGCCCTAGAAACAGATTTTACTTTTGCCGCGAGTTGACGTTCTATCATTTGTGGGATGAAGCCATCACCGAGCTTCATAAGTATCTTGAGATGCCAGAGGCCAATTGGCCTAATGAGCGATGCTATGCCATGCGGCTACTTGCCGATGGCTATGCTCACAAACAAAATTGGTTTGAAGCAATAAAGTGGGCAAGAATTGCTGTTGCAGAAGCTCCTCAAACACGAGAGCCGTGGCTCAAAATAGCGGAGTTTGCTTACATATTTGCCAATTGGGAAGAATCGCTTTATGCGGTTAAACAGGCCCTAGCAATTAAAGACAAGGCATTGGTCTATACCTGTGACCCGACGTGCTGGACTGAAAAGCCATATGACTACGGGGCAATTGCGGCACATCATTTGGGAAGAAAAGAAGAGGCTTTGGAGATGATTCACAAAGCTCTTGAATTTGCTCCAGATGATGAGCGGTTACGCGCTAACCTCCGGCTCATTGAGACTGTTTGAACTGCCGCCAAATCTCAGCTTCAAGAGTCTCTCGAGCGGGCTTTCCTCGGATGCGTTCAATCTCATTGAGGTGAATACGTCGCTCCCGAAAGGGTAATTTAAGGACTGATCTGGCTTCACACTGGAGGCGGTACGTTTCTGAACAATCACCTCTTCCGTCCAAAAGACGTGCAAGTTGTGGCACCTTCTTTTGCGGCGCTTCTTTGGACCCCGTGTCTCGAGGATGATTGATGGCTGGTCGCATTGAGGACATTTCATAGTGGAAAAGCGATTGCATTGGTCATATCGACAAATGCGTTGGTTCGTACTGCTCGACCACCGTTTATAGTGGCTTGAGTTTCTGTATTGGACAAATAAACGTCTGGCACCAATATGCCATCATGAGTAGAGATTTGCTGGAGTAGGGCTTCTTTAGTATTGGGCATATACAGTGCCGCAATACCCGGGACGTGAAGCAATTTTGATAGGGTCAATATTGATTCAATCTTGTCCCATGTGATAAGCCACCGGTTTTGACGATGTGATTTTAGCGTCTCGCGGCTCATATCAAAGCGAACTTTAACTTCCACTATTTCAGTTAAAACATTCTTTTCAATAATCATTGCATCCACGCGGGCCGGACTGTCTGGAGCGGTTTCAACCCATGTGCAATTGAATCGATCTTCGTACCATTCGGCGAAATACCGCTCATGTTCTAAAGCGTTCAAGCCTTCTTTAGTTAGTCTGTCCACACAGCCTCCTGCGGACTTCGTCTCTCTTTTCGGTTGAGTCTTCTTTATCGCACTGATTGACCCAATCGCACCACGCCAAAAATAACTCTTCGTGCTCTGGTGACATCTTTGAGATACGCTCAAGCTTGATTGCGTTATCTCGACCAGCTCGATACCACCGCCCGTCATCGGCGTACATATACATCCAATCGTGGTTTTCGAGTGCTTTGTCAAATTGTTTGAGATTCATGATTCCTCCTTAATGCCGTGAGCAACTTCAATGGCTCGTGCAATTGCTGTGATTGATGGAAAATCAATTTCACGGACAGCATAAGCAATCTCTTCTTCAATCAGCGGCTTGCGCTTGGGTGGGGCGGTGTAGAGCGGCACCCACATAGGCTTGCCTTTCCATGTCAACGCTTTTAGCTCGTCGGCTATACATTCATTGAACTCTGTGCCGTGGCCACTCTTGAGCATCCACGCCACCGGCTCCTGCTCCGGCTCTGCCAGCGCAACGCGTAGTGCGTCTGCTGCTCTTTGAAATCCATCCCATGTGAGCACGTTTTCGGCTTCTTCCAACGCCTCCAACGCCTGCTCAATCACTGCGCGGTCTACGATGATGTTCATACCGTCACCTCATAATCTTTGAACACGACACCCTTGCTGGCGTCTCCAACCTTGCAGGACTTCACCCAGACCTGCCGCTGAGTCTTTTTGATGAAACGCCAATGACCTCTCCTGTCGTGCAATCTCGGGCTTGCGTGAGTACCTCCTTGCGCCTCGTTCTTCTCAGTCTTTGGCCCAATCTCCACAGTGTGCCAATCAAAGGTCAGAGCAGGCTTTCCTTTTGCCATGCGCTTCTTATTTAGAAACGTGGGCTTGGGAGTGGGCTTGTAGGCTTGGCCTCCTATTGATAGCTTGCTCAGAACGGCGCAGACCATTCGCAGCACTGGATCAATCTCTGCCTTGCTAACCTCTTTATTGTTGTTGTAGTACCTCATTCCATCGTCTGTTTTGAGATACGCGAACGGCGCAAAGTAGCTGACAGGCTCCATCGTGCAGCCAGCAGTGGTGACGCTATTTTCTCCGGCGGTCAGCCACAGACTGAATTTACGACCCTTAGAGTCCACGCCTGCAATGCCCGTCCGCTGGAATGGTGGGTGCATTAGAACATCCACTGGATAACGCTTTGCCTCTGACAACGGCTCCATCGTGCCAACGTCAAACCACATTGCTGTTTCTGGATGCGGAGCAAGCCGCACAGCTTCTTGAACAAGTGGTGTCATGTCTTTCCCTCTGCTTTTGCAATGACCGCCCGAATGCGATTAACGTCACCTGCCAAATCATGCTTGTCTTGAAAGTAATCGCTGGCATATTCGCCCCAGCTTTCGATACATTCGGCTGCATCTTTCAACGCCTCCAGCAACTCCTGATTCACCGAATACAAGCGGCGCAGTTCATAAGCTGCTGGCACATAGTATTCACGCTCTAGATGGTCAGCCAGACGTAGTGCTTCTGGTTGTGTCATTTCTCTCCCCTTGCTCTGATGGCTGCAGCGCAATCAACGGTGCCATGTTCCCAACCGACGCGATTGGACAGCGGCTCAGACTGCTCTATTTCCATGCACACTTTCGCACACGCCTCACGCTCTTCTTCAACTGCTTTCTGAACCAACATTTTGATGTTGTAGTCAATAGCTTCAAGAACCAACTTAGCTGCATCATCAGCGGGAATCTCTGGGTTTGCCCAGACTCCATCTTTGGACAGCCTGAGGACTTCGATTCCTGCGGAACCGGAATAAAACTGGATAGAGTTTGCTGTCATTTCAAAAGACCTCGCCAATAAAAGCCCGTCAATTGATGAGTTGATGATTGTGTTTCTGTTGCGGCCTCATTAACCGTTGAACAGCCTCGCATCCATTTCGATCCGTCCCACAATGCCCATACATAAAACCCGTGATGGCGATGGCGTCGTTGATAGACGCCAGCGCGTCGAGGCTTTTGTGTGGGGTTGAACCAAGCAGTCAATCCCATTTGTGGCGATCCTGATGCTGACGAGTCAATTCATCAATCAATCGAGCGGTGGACTCTGCGATTTCTTGACTCTTTGTGTACGTCCCTCCGGGGAGCACCCATGACTCGTAGATATCGACATAAATAATCCGGCCATAACCGATCACAATGTTCAACGGGTGATCGAAGTGGGCTTGATCCATGATGCGACCTTCAATTTAAGTTTGTCAAAAAAGCTTAATTCCACGACCTTGACCGGCTTCATCTTGGCCGCTTTCTTTTTCATTTCAGAACGGACCGTATAGACGTACTGCCGAGTGGTCCCAAGCAAAGAAGCAATTTCGCGTGGCTTCATGCCCTGCTTTGAGAGTTTCTTGATTTGTTGTATCTTTTTCATTTCTCAGACTTTCGTAAGGATGTAGACAAAGAAAAGGCAGCAGGCCACCACAAGGATTTGCAGGAACCTGTAAGCCGCGAGAGAACGTTTTTCAAGATAAGCTTGTGAATAGCCGACCTCAAACGAGCATTCGGCCAACGTGCGTGGCGTCTTGATATTCTTCAAAATGGCACCTCGTCTTTCTTTGATGATCCAATCAATTGAATGTCTTGAATGGCCGCGGACAACTTTGTCCCCATTCCATCTTTTTTCTCAAAGGTCTCAATCCGCACATCACGGCAGTCAATAAAGACTTCCACGCCCTTTTTGAGATGCGGCTGAAGCTTTTCTACCAAAGGCCCGTAAAAATGAGCGTCAAGCCACTGTGTAGGCCGCTTGCCGTCATCACCCTTCTTGCCCCAGTTCCAAGCCACTGACAGGTTTGCAACCGCGGTTCCGCTTGCCAAGTACCGCACTTCAATGTCACGGCCAAGGCGTCCAATACCAATTAATTTCATTTCAGATCCTTCACAATTTCTTCAACTTCTTGTTGGAACTTAAGAACTTGGGATTCCAACTCCCCAATCATCTTTTCATCTCTAAGGACTCGAGCCATAAATAAACGATGCTTTTCTGGGAACCTTGGGTCATAGGACACAAAATCGCACCATGAACGACCCGTGCAGGCCATCTGCCATTGCATCTGATAGACGTACTTCATATCCGGCTTGCCAGAGCGAAGCGTGGCTAGGTGAGTCGCGCTTTTGGGGCATTTGATTTCGATCAGACCAAAATCCCCGACAAGCCCATCAGGAGAGGCTGCGGACATTGGAATCGTTGGGTGGTCAATTAGCCCCACCTCGGTCACAAAAACTTCTTCCACGGACTCATATGCAGCTCTGGCTTCGGGTTCTTTGTCCACGCCCCATTGCATAGCTGCATTGGTGTAGGACTCCTCGAGCACGCCGGTCAACCTCTGAAGGGCCAGCTCAACCGCATAGTTCTCCCGGCTGGCCGCGGGGCCGCTTTTGGTGGTCGCCATGATGTCGGCGATTCGAGAGGCCGTGACTTTCCCAAGACGGGCGGCAAACCATTCTGGACTACGCTGCTCCATTTGCGGCCTCCTTCAGAGATTTAGAGTGCGTCGCCCATAGCTTGCTTTTGGCGTCCCCGTTTGGGATGGCCTTAAAAGCCGCTTGCAGGGCCTCCATGCCGTTCAAAGAGGCGTCTCTGAGCTTGGGTAGCCACTCGGCCTCAAAAGCGTCTATATCGGGCCGAAGGTCTTGCTCTACTGCATCATGCTCGACCAACTCAAGCGCGGCCATCCAAAGGTAGCGTCTTTGATAGGTTTCAACTGCGCCAATGTTCTGTACTTCGTGACAGCCTTTGAGCTGCGCCGAACCCATTGGAGAGCTGATAACCAATTTGATGCTGAGATCGTCAATATCATGGATTTCTAAAACGGCAAAATCATGATTAAACGTCACAATTCCACATAATCCCACTTCATTAAATATATCAAGAGCTGGAACTAAAAAGTCTGCCAATTCCCAATACATATATTTAGCAAATGTATTATTGCCTGTCTTTTTAAGTTTCAATTGATGAAACTTTCGACGCGCTATATTTATCTTGTGATATATATTCATAGTCTTTCCAGTTTGTATGAATTCAAAAGAGCAACCAGTTCTCGGATTTTGGAAGAAAGCAAAAGGACTTTATATTCTGCGCGTTCCAGTATTTCTTTTTCATCGAAAAACCGTTCGGCAATATGGTCGATTTGCTCTAGGATTTGATCAGCATTCAAAAGGGAGCCTCCTTGAAAGGGATGGGTTGACGGCGCTGCCTGACAGGCTTAACCGCGGGTGGGAAGTCGAGAGGGGGAAGAGTCGGAGGGAAAGGCCACATAGGTACTCCAGTTGTTGAGCCCTCATTGTGCGACTAGGGCTAGCGATTCCTATAGGGACTTTCCCCAATAGACAGTGTGGGATCCAAGAGCTTTTGGATCCACTGCAACGCCTGTCCGGTACGCACTTGATCGGTGGTCACATGAAGGACTCGCCATCCCAAGATCATGGCCTCCGCGGCCTTCTCGCAATCGCGTTCAATGCCCTTGCCACGCGAATGCCCGCCATTGATCCATGTCCCTCCTTGAATTTCGACCGCAAGAAGGGCATCAGGAAAGGCTACATCGAAACGAAAGCGACGGGTTGGCACCACCCTATGTTCCCGCACAAACGAAAGCCCTAGAGCCTTCAGTTGAAAACACAAAAGTTCTTCTAAGTTCGAGGCCATAGTCCGTCAGCCTCCAAAATCATGCGGGTCAGTCGGTGCGCCTCATCCCACATCGCCACTTTAGCCTCCCGGCTGGCCGATCCTTGGTCCAGCCAAGTGTGGCAGGCATAACAAAGCGCCGCAACGTACTGATCGCTGGCCTTGATCCCGCGGCCCTTGCCATGTTTCGATTGATTCGAATGCGCGGCCACCACCGTGCCATCTCGAGTCCCGCAATTCATGCAAGGCATCTCTCGACAGACTTTGAGAATTCGAGCGTCTCGAAAATATTTAAACTTGGGAAACAAACTCAACCCCTAGTTTAGTTGCCGCATAACTCTCGCATTGAGTCATATATTCAGCAAACTCTGAAACTGTCATTTGCGTGGTGGATTTTCTGCGAGTTATAACCTCGCCGTCCGGCAAAGTAATATCTTCGCAAACCCCAAACTTTCTAGCGAAGTATTCATGCCAAACGTCTTGGGAATATTGCTTGCCCTCAACCCATGCTTGATCGGCGACAGTTTTAAGAACAAATCCCCAATATCGTTTATTTTGCTCAGTATTCCTTTTGGAGTCTGACGATGTCGCAATTAATCGAAGGGGCCGACCACCCTCGGCTAGGGCTTTCACGTTCTGTTTGGCAAAAGCCATGAACGATTCCCACGTTGCGGGATTCTTGATAACAAACTCTCGGTAAATAGCACTCATCAGTTTCACAAAGCCTTTCGACAAAAACAGGTTGCCAGTCGTAATGTGCGCACTTGTCGCGCTTGGTACACCACCCGCCCATGCAGCCGATCATGGGAACCTCTTGATCGCTGATTCCATCAAAGCGCGAATGTGATCGGGCATTGGCTTGCCGCGGTTCTCTTTGGGTTTTCTGTCGTGCCAAGTACACCACCGGCCATTGCCAAAGTCCACGCTCCACCGGTTTTGACAGCCCTGCGCTTGGCACATCAAAGCCCGGTACTCCGCGGCCTCCTTGTTTGCTTCGTCAGCAATCCGCTCGTCTCGCTTAAAAGTTTTCATTTGTTGTACTTCCCGTCAATGATTTTTTGGAAATTGGTCGCATTCAAGATCCATGGCAAATCGGGCCTCCAGATCCTTCCATTGGACTCAAACCCGTGACTCAATCGAGTGTCTTTGGCCAAGTAATCGAAGAACGAATCCCACCACTGAAGCCCTTCCTCCACGGTTGCATAGCCGCCTTCAGAGTAGGACGATGGCTTGCCAGCCTGAATCCATCTGGCCTTTAGCGTTGCAACGCGAGACCCTTCCCAGCTTCGAGGCTGTGCAAGGTGCGGGAGGTTTTTCTTCCAAAGATCCAAAATTTGCTGATGCGGGCAGGGAGGGAAGGAACTTCCCGACAAAGAAGCTTTAGCTTCTTTAATTAATGGTTCTTGGTTATTGGTTATTGGTTTATGGTTATTGGTTGGTTGAACGTCCGTTGAACGAGCGTTAGACCTTCGTTCAGCAGAAGCTTTACCGGCTCTAGACGCTTGTTCAATCTTTGCCTTAAAAGCTTCGATTTCCCTGTCGGCGCGAGTATTGATGTAGCCGTCTTCAGTGCTAACAAAAAATTCCTCAAGCACGGAAAGCACTTCCTGCTCGTGGTCGCGCATTCCTATTTGTCGAGCGATTTCTCGCTGGCGAATTGGTTGTTCGTGGAGGTAATAATGGTCAAGCAGGCGTCGGAACGCCAAATCCTCCAGCAGTGTGAGGTGCTTGGTGTGGGTGACGTAATCACCAATGTGGAACTGGTAGTAGTGCATCTCGCGTCCTAAACACCGTCCTAAAGGAAACCAACGGCAGGCGGGACGGAGGACGCTTTTCGGCAGAGTAGCTACTCTCTGCCTAGCCGGGTTTCGCAAATTGTACTGAAAGGGACTTCGGGGCGCAACCCCCGACTATTGCTGACTACAGAGGAATCGAAGCCCGAATGCTCACCACGCTTGTGGAGCCCCTTGATTGGTGCCCACACAAGGACTTGCGCCTTGCTTTCCGGGTTACAAATCCGGCGCGTCGCTTTCTACGCTTTATGGGCCAAAACGGCTGATCATCACGGGAGCCACCCCACTTGCTCAATCCATGTGGCCTACGGCTAGCTTGCAAGACACCAAAGGAGGAGAAGACGTTTTGCTTGATGATCATGCGTCTTGACTCAAGACGGCTGGGGACTGATTCCGCATTGCTGCGTACCGGCCTCGGCTTGGGTAGATTTCCAATCCCCATGCGTCTTGATCCAAAACGGCTGGACACTGATCCGTCAGGTTATAGCCTCATCAGATGCGCTGACGTTCGCACTGAATTTGCCTCGGTGTCCATGCGTCTTGACTCAACACGACTGGAGATTGAACCGGTGTAATCCCGATAGGTTTGATCAACCCGTCAAGACCAATCTCCATGCGTCTTGAAACGATTGCAATGTAGCGAAGAATCGGATACGATGCAATAGGGAGGCACCATGAAATTCAAAGCATCCATTGAGCAGGCAGGACCGTCGAGCTTTGATCAGCTTGTGTCCGTGCTCTTGCACTCGGTCAGCCAGACCCATCTGATGCACTGGAAGACAGACTCCTTCTCCCAACACATGGCACTCGGCGAGTTTTACGATGAGATGAGCGACGCCGTGGACTCGCTGGTCGAGGAATACCAAGGAAAGTTTTCCAAAAAAATAGGCACTTTATCTGTGGAGTTTTTGCCCGCGGATAATCCGTTGTACTATTTGTCTGACTTGGCGGACGAAATTAAAAACTTCAGATCCGCAGCCGATTTTCCCAAAGACAGCGAGATTCAAAACGAGGTTGACAACATCGCCAACCTTGTGAACACCACGTTGTACAAACTTCGGTTCCTCAGATAAATGCCGCTGCGACACACCAAATCCGGGTGGATGTGGGGAAGTAAAGGCCCATTTCCTACCAAAGCCAAAGCGTTGCAGGTGGCTCGAGCGGCTTACGCACACGGCTACAAAGGCGAAGACCAACTTTCGCCACGCTCTTTGACAATTCAAGAAAACGCCCAAGAAATCCAAACGGTCGGCAAAGAAAAAAATTCCACGACTCGGGCCTGACGAAAAAAGGCTTTTCTGCCAGCCAAAAAATGGCCGCAAAAACGAGTCTCAAATTTTTTTTTAAATTGATTGGTGGGGTCTAGGGCAAAGCTGGCCCCGTCAGTGAGTACTCA